TTTTCCCGCTGGCTGGATGAACCGCCACCCGGCAGTTACGTGCAGGAACACCGGCCGGAGCCGGGCTTGCCGCCTGACGATCTGGAAAGCCTGCTGATCGCCAATCCGGGCGCGCGGCAGAATATCGGCTCAACCCCGGAATGGCTGGTCGCGCAGGCGCGTCGGGCAATGGCGCGGGGCGGTTCGGCGCTGTCATCGTTCCGCAACCTCAACCGCAATGAGCGTGTCGCGTCCGATGATAGATCGGTGCTGGTGACAACCGACGAATGGCTGGCAGCCGAGATCGCGCCGGACGCTCTGCCCGAACGGGCCGGGCCTGTCGTTCTGGGCATTGATCTGGGCGGTTCGCGCAGCATGTCCGCAGCGGCGATATACTGGCCGCAGACGGCGCGTCTCGAATGTCTGGCCGCGTTCCCCAGCAAGCCCGGTCTCGCGGATCGTGGCGCGGCTGACGGCGTGGCCGCGCGCTACACCGAAATGTCCGCGCGGGGCGAGCTGGTGACAATGGGCGAAACGACCGTGCCCGTTGACCGCTTTCTTGCGGACGTTGTGGCGCTGCTGGACGGGCAGGCACCGGCCGCAATCGTGGGCGACCGTTTCCGCCATGCGGAGTTTGTCGAGGCGCTGCGCGGCGCTGGGCTGGAGCGCGTGCCTTGCGCATGGCGCGGCATGGGCTGGCGCGACGGTTCCGAGGATGTGGAGCGGTTCCGGCGGGCGCTGTTCGAGGGCAAGGTGCGCACCCTGCCGTCGCTGCTGCTGCGTTCCGCCTTCGCTGACGCAATCACAATCGTTGACGCGGCAGGCAATCACAAACTGGCAAAGGGCCGCTCGACCGGCCGGATCGACGCGGCGGCGGCAACGGTGCTGGCCGTGGCGCAGGGCGTCCGAATGATCGGCGCACCGAAAAGCAAAGGAGGGCGGATCGCATGGACCTGACCGCAAGAGCAAGCCGGATCATCGCGGCGCAAGGGCGCGCGGTGACATTGAAGCGCGAGGCACCGGGCGAGCCTGACGGGTTCGGCGGCACCTTGCCGGGCACGGTGAAGGACTATCCCGCGACGGCCGCAACGGCGCGCTACAGCGAAGAATTGGCGGCGCTGGCCGGTGGGCTGCTGGAGGTGGGCGACCTGCGCCTTTTCATGGCGGTGGACGTGGTGGTGACACCGCAACCCGATGACCGCGTGACGGCCGAGGGCGAGGATTACCGCGTGGTGCGCGTCTCGCCTGTCGGAACGGCGGGCACGGCTCACTACTACGACATGCAGGTGCGGCGTGACCCGGTTGCCTGAGTATTCCAAGCCGATCCTGCGCACGGCACGCTGGCGCGCTCTGCGCCTGGAAGCTCTGCGCCGTGACGGCTGGGCTTGCGTCCAGTGCGGCGCGCGGCGGCGCTTGGAGGTGCACCACGTCCAGCCGGTGCGCAGCGCGCCCGAACGCGCCTTCGACCTGACCAATCTGAAAGTCTTATGCGCGTCCTGTCACACGCGCGTCACCCGAATTGAGTGCGGGCGTCCCGTTCTCAGTCCCGAGCGCCAGCAATGGCGCGACATGCTGCAAGACATGCAGCGCAACCCTTCGAGCAATGGAGACACAAATGCTTGAATCGAAACGAATTGAGCTTCGCCGCTCCGAAATCCGGCAAGAGCTGGCAACGCTGGCAGCCAAGCCGGAACCGACCGACGATGAAGTGCGCGCCATGCAAGCGCTCGACCGCGAATATCGCACGGCTGAGGTGCGCTATCGCGCGGCGCTTGTGGCCGAGGATGAAGAACGGCGCGAGGCCGGGGGCGAGCTGGAAACCCGCGACTCGAAGGAATGGGCGGACATGCTGGGCCGCTTCGAGCTGCGCCAAGTCGCGGCGGCGCTCGACCACGGGCACCAGATCGACGGCGAGACGGCCGAGATCGTGGCCGAGCTGCGCAGCCAAGGGGCCTATCAGGGCATCCCGGTGCCGTGGCAGGCGTTGGAGCGCCGGGCCGGTGAAACCGTCGCAAGCGGCACCCCGGACCCGATGCAGACCCGGCCGATCATCGACCGGCTGTTCCCGCAATCGGTGGCAAGCCGCATGGGCGGGCAGATGGTCAATATCGGGCAAGGCGAGCTGGAATATCCCGTCGCCACGTCCGGCGCATCGGTGGGCTGGCAGGCGTCGGAAACCGGCGACGTGGCAAGCCCGAGTGCCTACGCCACGACCGACAAGCCGCTTGCGCCTGACAACACGCTGGGCGTTCAAATGAAGATCACGCGCAAGACCCTGAAACAGTCGGGCGCGGCTCTGGAGCAAGCGGTGCGCCGCGACATGAACGGCGCGATTGCGCAGGAAATGGACCGGGCGGCGTTCCTGGGCGCGGGTTCCAGCGGCGAGCCGCTGGGCGTCATCGCGGGCGCTTCGACCTACGGGATCACGCAAACGGCCGTTGATGCGGCGGCGGCATGGTCGGCGTTCCGGTCGGCGGTGGTGCGGTTCATGGCGGCGAACGCGGCGGGCAGCCCGGACGCGGTGCGCCTGCTGATCCGGCCCGAGGTCTGGGACGCGATGGACGGCACCTATATCGACACCGGCACCGGCGTGACGGAATGGTCCATGCTCACCCGCAACATTCCGGCGGGCAATGTCGCCATGTCCCCGAACGCTCTGGCGGCACCGACCGGCAGCCCGGCGGCGTCAAATGCGCTGTTGACCACGAACGCGGGCGGCGTGTCGCCTTTCTTCGTGGCGACGTGGGGCGCGGTCGATCTGGTCCGCGACCCCTACACCGACGCGGCGTCCGGTGGCCTGCGCCTCACGGCGCTTGCGACGATGGACATCACGGTTGCGCGGGCCGCGCAGCTCGAAGTTCTGACGGGCATTCAGTGATGCTCTGGGGCGGTGTAGCAGGCGGCGCGCTGGAGCTGCGCCGCCTCGACGGGGGGCGCGTTCGCATTGCGGGCGCGTTCCCCTACGGTGCGCCTGCCGAGCTGGGGCGGGGGCGTGTGGAGGTTATCGCCTCGCGCGCCTTCGGTGCCCGGATCGACGCGGGCGAGGATATTCACCTGCTGAGCGGGCACGACTTCGAGAAACCGCTTGCCAGCCGCGCGGCGGGCACGCTGGAGCTGCGCGACGGTGACGACGCGCTGAGCTTCGAGGCGACAATCGCGCCGGAAACGACATGGGCGCGCGACTTTCTGGCAGCGCATGACGCGGGGCTGATCCGGGGGCTTTCGCCCGGCTTTCGCGTCTCGCCCGATGGCGAGCGGATCGAAGCGCGGTCGGGCGTTGTGCGGCGCACGATCACGGCGGCGGACCTGTTCGAGCTGAGCGCGGTCACGCGACCCGCCTATGAGGGCGCGCAGATCGAAGCGCGGAATTGGAACGCGACCGAGGCGGCACCCGATGACGGGCTGCGCCGGGCGCTCAATCGCTGGAGGGCATGATGGAGATTTTGCAACGCGACGAGGCCGTGCCCGCGTCCTATCCGGCGATTCCGTCCGGGCTTTCGCTTGAGGCAATGATGCTCAATGCGTCGGCGCTCTGGGCGCGGATCGAGGCATACACGGCGCACCGCTTCACGCCGCGCGAGGTGGTGTGGACGGTGGCCGGGCCGGGCGCTTTCACACCCGATTTGAAACCGGCGACGATCACCGCAACCGAGGTCTGGGACGGCGCTTCATGGATCGCGGCGAGTTTGTCCGCCTATCCGCTCGACGGGCTTTTGCTTAACGGTGAAGGGCCTTACCGGATCACGGCGGACGTGGGCGGCGGAGACGTGCCCGCGCCCGTCTCCGAGGCTTACAGGCGCTTGGCCGAGTATCTGGCCGAGGATGGCAGCCCGGCGGGCGCGTCGAGCTACAGCTACAAGCTGGGCGACGTGGAAGAAACGACACAACGCAGCCCGGCGCATGTCGCGCGGGCGCTGCAAAATTCAGGCGCGGCCGATCTGCTGCGCCGCTATAGGAGGGCGTGACCATGGGCCTATTCAGTCTGTTCAAACGCAAGGCACCGGAAACGCGGGCGAGCGCGGCGGGCTTCACGGCCGAAATCATGTCGGCGCGGGAAAGCTATATCAGCGGGCGGCGTGGGCTGGCCGAGCTGACCGCGACGGCGCAGACATGCGTATCGCTCTGGGAAGGCGCGATGACGCTTGCCGAGATCAACGGAACCGACCTGATCGGGCGGCGCGTCATGGCGATGGCCGGGCGCAGCCTGGCGCTGCGCGGGGAAGCGGTGTTCCTGATCCGCGATGACCGCCTTGTGCCCGCGTCGGATTGGGATTTGTCCACCCGCGACGGCGAGCCGCGCGCCTACCGGCTGAGCCTGTCGGAAGCGGGCGGCGGGCGCACGCAAACCGCCCTGGCGGGCGAGGTGCTGCATATCCGCATCGGATCTGATCCGGTCGCGCCTTGGCTGGGCGTGGCACCGCTCAAACGGGCGCAGCTCACGGCCGGGATGTTGCACGCGGTCGAGACGGCGCTTTCCGAGGCTTTCGAGAATATGCCGCTTGGTTCGCAGATCGTGCCTTTTCCCGAAACCGAGGATACCGACCTGAGCAAACTTGCGCGAGGCTTCAAGGGCGCACGCGGCAAGCTGCTGTTGCGGGAATCGGTGCAGGTGACGGCGGCGGGCGGGCCTGCCCCTGCGCAGGACTGGAGGCCGAGCGACGTAACCCCGGACCTGAGCCGGGCCATGACGCGCGAGACGCTCACAGCGGCGCGGGATGCGATTTGCGGCGCGTTCGGCGTTCTGCCGGGCTTGCTCTACAACGCGACCACGGGGCCGCTTGTGCGCGAAGCACAGCGCCACCTTGCGACATACACGCTCCAGCCCGTCGCGGCGCTCTTGGCCGAGGAAGCAACGTTAAAGCTGGGCCAGCCGGTCGCGGTGGACGTGATGCAGCCGCTCCAAGCCTATGACGCGGGCGGCAGGGCGCGGGCGCTGAAAGCGATAATCGGGGCAATGGCCGAGGCGGAGGCGGCAGGTATCGACCCCGCCAAGGCGCTGCGGCTGGTGGGCTGGTCCGATGCAGAAGAGGCGCGCTAAGGTCCGAGGCGGCGAGCGTATTGCAAAGCTCATGGCGGCGTTGATTTGGCGCGACTTCGGCAGCGGCGCGATACCGTCAAAGTTCGCCTATGAAGGCTGGTTCATCGTGGAATTGAGATCGTCGCTTTGCCTTGCGGGCTGGCCGTGGCCGGTGGCCGATCAAGCGGCGCGCAACGTGGTGGCCGAGGCGCTAAGGCTGGCGCGGGCATCTAGGCCAACATGGACCGAGGGGCAGCGGGCCTTTGTCGGCGTCGAGGTCAAGGATTCCGTCTGTCGCCAGTGCGGCGTCGGGTTGCGCGAAAGGCAGGTGCACTATTGCTCCAATAGGTGCGCGAAGGCATGGAACGCGGCGTTCAATGCAGAAGCGGCTTAGCTTTCTGGAACCACCCGCGTTTTGCGAGTGGTGCGGCAGTCAACTGCCGCCCGAGGCCGAGCGCGTGCACAACAAGGTTTACTGCACCCCGGATTGCCGCGCGGCGCATTACCGCGAGCTGCGCAAGAATTCTGTCATACCAACGGCCCTATGAATTGACCGCTTTGGCATATTCTCGGTCACTGATAGAACGGACG